GTACTATCATTAATCGTTACAGCGTTTGGATATGCCTTTCTTATTGCCTCATGGTCTAATGCCATATCTAAAAATCCTTTATTTATATAATTATTTTAAGGGAGCTAAACATTCAAAATATTTATGCCGACACTTCCATCAAAGTAATATGTGAAGCTTCATTTCCCTTTGAAATATCTAAAGTTTGGTTTGAAAAATGTTTTACTTGAAGTTTGTATGTAACTTGATTAGTTGTAGCTGGTGAATCTATAAATTGTTTAACAATAGAAAATACACCTCTATTAGAGGAAATAGAACCACCTATTCCACAATGATAATTTCCCTTATCAGGATCTACGCCAAAAATATCTGTGCTATCTCGTAGTATTTTTATAAACATTTCCCAAGTTGAACCACTACCTCTAATAATGTGACAAGGAGCATCTATCATTATTAAAATTTTACTGGTGTTTGATGTAGGAGTGATACTAGCAGTCACACCAGTATCTACATAACTGGTAGAAGATGTGCTGAAGTGAGTTGTGGTACTAGCAATTACTGTTTGAATGATTCCACCCCCACCACCTGTTGGTACACCTGACACTGGAATAATACTGTTGACTTTAATTTGACTCATAATTTAAACCACCGTATAAGTAGAACCAGCAGGTATAGTGAGAACAACACCTGAATTTATTGTTATAGGACCTGCACTCATGGCATTGGCTGTTGCTCCAAATGAAGTACCGATTGTGTAGTTAGCTGTTATGGTTGTCCCATTTTCATATATCACCTTGTCAGAACCACCACCAGTTGATGACGTAGGTGGATCAACATAGGAGAGCACACCAGCACCATTTGTGGATAAGAGCTGTCCTGAACTCCCTGTGCTGGTAGGAAACTGAGCAACTTTTGTTCCATTAGCAACAATACCAATCTGTCCAGAACTTACTCTAAAAAATCCAGTGTCGGTGTCCGAGGAGAACGTAATGGACGGAACTGAATTTGTACCGTCAGGAAATGTGCCACCAGCATTTAAATAATCTGCACTTGCAAGTATTACACCAAAAAAAACTTCTCCTGAAGCTGGAGCAGAACTAAAAACTATATTTGTTCCTGATAATTTAAACCCTGTTGATCCTGAAGAATCAGGTTCTTGAATTACACCACCAACAGATATTAATAATTGAGTTTCATATTTTGGAAATGGAGTAGGAGCAACTCCACCAACTAATAAAGAAAATGAAGTAGTACTTCCATTAAATGAACTTGAAATATCATCAATAGTTTTGTAATCAGTATTTGACCTTAAATTATTACCTATATACGGCATGATTACTCAAATCTTTTATTTGCTTCTTCTATTTTACAGAGAGTAATCTTGCGGTTTTTTAAGAATTAGGACCAGCTGTTGATGGTTGAGTCGGCCAAACAACATCATCAGGAGTTTTATCTTTATAAGTCTGTGGAATATCTCTTATAACTTGTCTATATGCAGCCCACTGTGCCTGATCTACAGTTGCACCAGTTGTCATTGTCCAATCGGTATCTCTTAATATTTTATCTCTTGTAGCTCTGATACTATCCCAAGTAAGTGTATCTTCATCAGCAGCTACGGCTGTATTAGTCTTTGCCCACTCAAGGTACTCTTGGTAGTCCGTGTTTTCTTCATCAAATGGAATATCTACAACTATATTGCCCTCTGATAAATCATAGTTTTTAGTGACAAATTTTACTTCGCCATCAGAATTTTTACATAGCTTGTAAGTAGTCATAATTAAAGCTCCGAATTGACAGCAAAATAACAATCAGCATTAGTAGACCATCTCCACGAACCAATTTGTGCAATAGCAAAATTATTAGTAGTGGTACAAAGAAGTTGTGAATGGTTTTCATCTCCTTCTGCTATACCCATAGCATTAAAAGTAGCTGTAGAACCAGTTGAATAATTAAATACATCCATAGTAGAAGCACTTATACCACTTTGAACTAAACTTGGTTTTACTCTCATTGTAGCTTTATGATACGCATACCAAATAGCACCATTAGTTGAATTACCGAAAATAGGATAACGTGAATGTGCGTTAAGACCTCCTGAAGTATTGCTACTTAAAATTTGAAAATATCTGTAACATCTTAATAATTCATCAGATACACTACGATGCTCAAAATCTGTTGCCACACTGCCTAACTCTAATTGGACTCCTGTGATTTCAAATGTTGCATCATCTGTTGTATACCATGTTGAAGCCATATCTGGAACTCTATCTGAGCTATTAAAAGCTGCCCAAGTATTCAAACTCTTAGTTCCTGTTGTATCTGTTCCTCTAAACAAAGTCCATTGTATTTCTAAACCTACAGCGTTATCATTATCAAATTGTAAGTTTGAATTGCCAGGAATTGTTTTTGTTACCTTTGTCCAAGTATCAGCAGTTAACGAACCAGTTTCTATAGCGTATCCTTGTCCTGTACCATCATAAGTTCTAAAATCTCCGAAAAAATTCTGTGCAACACTAGACTTAACGTAAAAAGAAAAAGTTAGATAACTTGAGGAAGAAGTATAGTCCCAACCACTATTAGCAATATCTTGAGCTTCAATGCGATACATAATAAGTACACGATCACTTGTACCAGCACCACTAGTTTGGTTTCCGTTTTTAATTTGAAAGGCTTTTCTAAGTCCTGCAGCATATGGTAGAGTTCCACTTGCTACGTCTACCTGATGTTGTTCTATAAATGCATCTGTTCCACTTTGATCTGCCCTGAATCTATCAACAGTTGCATACCCATTAGCACCAGATCCTGTTGCTGACACACCACGTTGTGCTACGTAACATGATCCATTAACTATTAAATTTTTTGATTGTCCAATCTTGTCGGTAGTCGCTGTATTTAGTCTTTCTAATCCAACTTGAGATAAAGCCATCCGTTATACCTCCTTAAGTCTGCTCTAAATAACTTACAGTTACATCTAAAGCACTTGCTGTACCAGCCCTCACTCTTAAAATATCATTAGCTTCCATAATTATTTTTGATCCACTTATAAGTTCCAAGGAACTTCCTGCTGGAACTGGAGCATTTCTTATAAGGTGAACATCATCACCTGCAGTAACAAGAAAAACATCAACTTGAGCACTGGCTCCTGTTGTATTTGAAACGAGGATACTTAGAAGAACAATTGTTGCACTTCCTCCACATGTTACGACATTCGTATTAGTGCTACTAACGGCATCTGTTACGACGTTTGTTTTTGTGTCACTTTTGAAGGTATTTGCCATATCAGCCGAGAGCGAGAATTAACGCAATTTGATCAGAAAAATCAGTCGTAGTTGCAGATAATGTTCCTGTAATAGTTACGTTACCTGGAATTGTTACTGACCCATTAGAATCTATTGTAAGACGGCTAACTCCTCCAGTTACCAAAGATATGCTATCGGCAGAAGGACTAATCAAACCTGTATTAGGATCTCCTTGGAATTTAAGACTGCAATTACTAACAGATCCTAATCCAAAAGAAGAATTAGATCCATCTTGTCTTAGTAATGGAAATCCTCCATTGGTTATTGCATCGTGTATTACAACAGTTTTTAACGAGGTATCTACTGTGACTTCACCATCCGCACCTTTAAATCCTGAGTGCTCTGCTGTTGTTCCTCTTCTAAATTGAACTTGGGTTGCCATAATACTATCCTAAAGCCACTGCTATTGCGGTAGCAAAACTTTCTGTACTTATTGTCCCATCAGTATTTGGGACAGTCATAGTTCGAGTTGTACTACCCGAAATTCCTGAACATTCAAATGCTAATTTTTTAGTAGCATCTGAATTATCTTTGACTCTGAAAGTATTATCTGCAAACTCAGTTACAGCACCTGCTGTCACTTGATTATCTACGTAAGCTGTTGTTGCTACCTTGGTTGAGTTATCACTTGCAGACTGAGTAGTTGCTGTTATACCGTTAGCTAATGCTCCAGAAACTGTATTATTTCCTAAAACAATCGTCTTATTTGTGAGAGTTTGAGATCCAGTTAGAGTTGCAACTGTGGAATCTATGGCAAAGGTAG